GACTTCCATCTCCTCAGCGGAGATTTCAAGCATGGCCCATTTGGGGTTTGTGCTTTCCCCGCCGGCTTCGCCCTCGCCAACCCAGCGAGCAGCAACGCCTGCCGTCTTGACTCGGAATTTCAGCGACTCCTTGCCGATCGTACGCACTTCGGCCAGTTTCCGCACAGACGAGATCGTGCTAGCAACGCGATCGATGCTGTTGTCGAGTTCCTTGGTTATGAGGTAGCCGCCATCGACATCCGAGCCCATCTGAAAAACTTTCTTTTCCAGATCGGACAAATTCGAGGTGTCGCCCTTGCGGACAAACTTGGAGAATTGTTGCTTGTGCTCGACTTCTTCAGCCGAGAGTTGATCCTGACCGCCAGCAACGGGACGCGCCTGTTTCTTTGCCACTTCGGCAATATCTTTGCCGAGCAAAGACAAGTCTTCGTTGATCTTCTCGACCTTGTCGGTCAAATCGGCGGGCGCGTAGCCCTTGGACTCGATAGCTTTCAGACGCTCATCGTTCGCCTTTTTAAAGGATTCGAACGCCTCACCCTGCTTCGTGAGCAGGTCTTTTAATTCAAGTTCCATGTAAAACTCCTGATTAATTTGAAAGGATTGCGGTATTGCGGCGAATAATGTCCGCTAACTCATCTACCCCTTCAGCGTCACGCAGAGGTATAGATTTGAAACCCTCAGCCAGCATGGCTTTGGCTTCGGTCCGAGAAAACCCGGCTTCTCGCAGGGCTTGCTCGGCGTCACGAATCGTTAATTCAGATTTGATCTGTCCCAACCGGGCCTTCCCGTTCGCAGGAAAGGTGACTATTGAGACTTCCATCAGGTCAATGCGCTTAAGTAAGCGGCGAAACTCGTCAGTGGACTTTGTGCTTGTCTCCCACTCTCGGGCCATGTAACCAATCGAGAAGCCGTCAATAGCGGGCCGCGGCTCCATCTTCATCAACTGGTACATTTCACGGCCGCGCGCGGTATCAGCAAACTTGCCTTCCATTAAAAGGCCGGTATCGTCCTCGGATAGCTCAGTCCAGACGCCAATCGGCGTCATATCGTCAGCACCGAAGCCGCCGTGCTGAGCTAGCATTGCGGGCCAGTTCTGTTTTCCTGATTTAACGTCCGACAGGAAGCCAGAGAACGCGCCTTTCTTGATCACGTCGCCATAAGCGTCCACATTGCCAAAAACAGCGCCATAACCGCTAAAACTCATCGTTTCCGAGTCATTAGAGGCGAATTTCAGCTCTCTAATGCCGCAATTAAGGTGCTGGATTTGCATTCTCTGTCCCTTTACTTACGTTTGTGGCAATAGGTAAAGCCGCTGCGACGCCGCCCATGGGGTTAAATTCCTCCAATGCGCGAACCTCATCCTGAGTCAACCAGGCGGGAGAGCCACCAGAACCGAGCGCTTTTGAGTAGTATTCAGCCCGATCCTTCGATGCCCCGCGCATTAATCCCTGGACAATAAAGGCGAAATAGAGCCCTTCTGCCCTTTCTTTTTCAGAAAGAAGTTCTATTGCAGCAGATTGCTCAATTTTGAAATATCTGGGGGCCAACGTATGAACCACGTGCGCCAGAAACATCTGCTCCGAGCTCGCGTACGTCGCGGCTTTATCGGAGTGACCAACCATGATTGGCATAACGCGGAATCCGCGGCAAACCTCCTCCACCTGAAAGCGCCGCTGCTCCAAATGTTGCGAATCGACGCCGTTTTGCGCAAGCGACTGATACTTTAGCCCGCCAAACAAAAAAGCTGTTTTGAAAGCGTTGGCATTCCCGCCCTGCATTTCATTCCACGAGTCCCGCAAATGCTTCATTGCGTCGTCGGTAGGCTTGGTAGCATCCGAGGAAATAATTCCGCCTGCTCTTGCGCCGTTGGAAAACAGCCTAGATCCGTGCTCCTCGGTTGCCAGAGAAAGCCCTATAGCCTCACGGGCCAACTTTATTCCATCCAAACCAGCCATTCCGTCCCATGAGAGGCCGCGAACGTGCCACATATCGGCAGCAGGCACGTTCATTACCCGGCCTTTGCCCGTGTAAACGTCATAGCTTCTATCCCAGCCATCGCGCTTTAACGTGACCAGTTGAGGCTCAAAAGGCAGTAATTCGACTATCTTGTTGCGAAGACCTCGCACTTTATAAGCATAAAAGTTGCCAGCAAATGCGAGATGCAGGCCCATCTGCTCACGAAAGTCATACGACGTCTGCCAACTATTGGGTTTTAGAGAGAGTAATTCATAAAGGTGATGATCTTTTGCTGGGTCCATCCCGCCGCCGGGGCGCTCCCGGTACAATTTGAAGGGGACTTGAGCTATCCCCTCAGCGATTACGCGTGCGCAGGCTAAAGCAGTGGAAGCTTGTAAGGCGGTCTGCCAATTAACTGCGATGCCAGTTTTAGAGCTGGCCCGCGCAAGCAGTTCTCCAAGAATGTCGCTCGTACTGAGCGCGGAGCTCTTTCTGCCCCAAGGAATAAGTGAAGACCATTTCATAAAACCATAATCCCTGGGGTGCTGCAGCAGGATGGGTTCAGTGACATCAATGTCACAGCGTTGAATGTCGCCATCAAGGGATCAATCTTTGCGGTCCCAGAAGCCTGTTTTGTGATCACGATTGCGTTCCCACGTGGCTCAACTTTTGCGTTTCCGACACACCAGTTCATTAACGGCTGCCCCGCATGCACCATGCCGCCTTCGGCCAACTTGCGCTCTGCCGTCTTGATCGCGCCGGTCATCTTCCAGCCTTGGCTGATGCCGATGACCTTTTCTTGAGGGACTTCAGCCTCCACTAGCGCATCCAAAATTCCGCCCAGTCCAGCTGGGTCACAGCCAACCTTGTCCAGCAGTCCGGATGCCTCACAGCGCGCGGCAATCTCAGCGACCTCATACACGTCGTCGCCAATGTCCTTGACCAGCGTCAGATCGCCCTGCTTCGCAAAGTCATGCAGCCGTGGCGCAATCTCTTTGCGCCGCTCTAATACAGATGGATGCGCCCATGCATGAGTCCACAGCAACCACTCGCGCGTCTCTTTGTCGCGCCCGATCACAGCCAGGCCGAGCAAATCGTCCAGCCCGCCGCCGTCTATGCCGACATCAACCACCTCTGAGCGGTCAAGCAAATCGTCCAGAGATAGGCCAGGCCGCCCTTGTTGCTCCCAGAAATCCGCGCCAGCCCATCGGTCGGAGCGCAGGTTCAGACCAATCTCGACATTGCCGTGCTTCGCCAGGAAGCCGCGCAGCGACTGCTCGCCGGCCAGGTCTGCCTTAGTGAACTCGCGCTCTAGATACTCTGAATCAACGGAGACGCCGAAGTTTGGATTCACCATCGGCAGGTTCTCGAGCTTCAGGTGCTCGCCCGACGCCACCATTTCAGGTGGATGCTCATACAGCACCGGCAAGAAATTCTTGTCCTCGATCTTGCCGTCGCGCACATCCCGCGCGTACTGCAAGTCCTGTCGAAAGATGCCTGCGGGAGGTTCATCAGACTGCGTGCTGAGCTTGATCACCATGCCCTCGGGGCGTGACGCAAGGCCGCCGCTAGCCTCTCGAAACATCGCCTCCGCGTTCAGCTTCTTCCCAAAAAGCCATTCCTCATCGATAAGTATCCAACTTGCTTTCTTACCGCCGACCGTGTCGCTGTCTGCGGCGACCACCTTCAGCGTCGCGCCCATAGTCCGGTGCGTGATAGTGCGAACGTGGTCCTGGACATGGAACAGTTCGGACAACTCTTCGTCGACCTTGATCATGTCGCGCGCCGGCGCATAGGCGTTGTTTGCGATCTCGACCGTGGGCGCCAAGATAATCATTTCCGCCGACTGCCGCCAGTTCAGAATCAGTGCGGTCAGCATGATCCCGGCTGCCAACGTCGACTTGCTGTTTTTCTTCGGGATCAGCATTAATGCCTCCCGAATCAGTCGCCGACCGCTCTCTGCGTCGTAGGCGCCGAATATCGCTGCAACGAAGTCGAAAACCCACTGCTCGCAGGACTCGCCGAAGGTCGGACTACCTGGCGCGTCAACGATCCTAAGCTGTTTGAAGACGGCCAGCGCTTCTTGCGCTTGCGCCGGAAAGATTGGCGCCGGGATGATTGACCGACGCGCGTGCAGCCGCGCCGCCCAGTCTGGGCAAGCGGTGGTCCATTCCATGCGTTATCGTCTGACCAGCTTCAGCGGTGCAGGAGTCTGAGCAAATTTACTAGCGGCCTTCTGTGCTTTGTCTGTCTGCTCTTCCTTTTTGCCGCCATCGGCTTTCTTTGTGTGCGTGTACTGAACAGCGGCGATTGCAGCGCGTACCTGCAGGGCGGTTGCACCGACCCTTCCAAGCGCCACATCCTGCAGCATTTGCAGCATGTCGCAACTGTCAATCACTACGGGCGGCGCTGGCGGCGGCGTTTCTTTCTTTTTGCGGCCCGCGTTATTGCGCGCCCCGCCACTCTTACCTTTCACGCCTGCCATTTGAATTCTTTTGAAATATGGGATTTTTTGTCTGCGTGCG